GATAGTTTAGTAACTTTTTCAGCAGTTATCATTATGATAACTCCTCATCAAATGTGTAGCTAAGTTGATAACCTTTGGCTTCGTACTCGTCACCAATCGCAATTAGCATTTCAGTAATTTCAGCCATAGTAGCAGTAGGATGCATATCTTGCAACACAGCGGAAGAAGTGATCATAAAGTCACCGTTTGGCTTGCTGGCGTTAAGATTGATAAACATATTCGCTCCTGTTGATTGACTATACCGTAAGTATAGACCCAAATGGATTTATTGTCAACCAAAAAAATAGCCCCTTTCGGGGCTATTTTGTTGTAATTTTAATAATTACTTTTTGTTTACATTTGTTGTCTGATTAACAAATGCATACATTTTTTCTGCAGTTTCTAGAACCTTATCAAGTCCTGGATACTCAGGCATGCCCACTGTGGTAACGATCTGATTGGTCTTCTCGTCACGCTTGGCAGTCATTTCCCAGCCAGCAAACTTTGAGTGGAACTCATCGCTTACTAGACCTTTGGCCATGTCTAAGATATCTGTGCGAATTTCGTAACCGTTTTTGTTGAATTTTACTTCTGGTAGTTTTGTAAAGTCATTCATAATGTGTCTCCGTGTAAGTTAATTGAAAACCTGTTGATTCAGTTTTCTGTGATATTCTAACGTATATTGTTCAACATCCGCTAGAGTTTTGGGATCCTTATTTATAATATATTTTTCCAATTCAGAACCATACCTATTAGAAAATACATCACACATAAGTGATCTCATCCAGTTTACGCAAGGCATAATTAAACTGCCTTAGCTTGTTTTGCTTTTTGTAAAACCTTTTCTGCTACGTTTTCGTTAAAAACCTTTGCAATATCAATAGCGTTGGTAACCAAAACTTTAGCAAAAGCAGTTTGTGCATCAATGTAAGAATGCGCTGCTTTATTTAGGGTTTTGTCAGTTATTACCTTATCAGTGATAATTTTCTTTGTATTTTGAAAACTATCGATATAGAACTCAGGTGTGTAAAAACTTTTGAAGGTGTTTGGATTTAAAAAATCATAAAACATACTATTTTCTCCTATCTGTAAGTGTGTTTGAGGTTTTTACAGAACCTCATAACTGTAATATTATTTATCAGCTATGTTACTTTTTAGATTTTTTTTCTGATTTTTTAGCTGGCTTTTCTGCTGCTTTGCTATGGTCTTTTTTCTTGGCAAGCATTAGATTGCCCTTCTTAACTGGTGCGTTTGGTGCATCTGCTGCAAATGCCGGTGGTAATGTTAAAGCTGAAACTACTGCTAGTAATAAAAGGTAATTCATCGTCCTCTCCCTGTTTTTCTCATTGTATTCGCCCCACCAAACCCCTTGTTTGGTTTTGGAGTTTTATTTTGCTGCTGATTAGGAAATGTGTTATTTTTCTTTGCAGCATTAGCTATATTTATAAATGGGTTCTTACTTTTCTTTTCTTCAGTCATAAATCCTCCCTATTTTATTTACGTCTGAGTTGACTGTGCCTTAAATATTCGTATATATTCCCATAAAGATTAACCATCATGGCTACTTTACTGTCATATATTTTTATATATGGTTCACTTGGTTTATGTCGTCCTATGTAGTATGGGCACGATATTTTAAGACTTAAATCAAGCATTAAGTTTTGATAGCTGTAAATTGGTTCTTTATCTGTAATACGTTGTACTCTGAACGGGAATTCAAAACTTTCTATATCTGCTTGTTTAAAATATGAATCACCTACGTCTGTTAATCTAAGACCGCCCTCATTTCTTATGTCGAGCCAAAATGTTTTCATGGCTGCGTCTAAATCAACATTTGACCCCGGTGATTGTTCAAGGATTGCTTTGGTAATTCGTCTTTTTATAGAATCTCTAGTCATCTGGATAAACCTTGGTACCAGAGTTCATGAAAACGACACTGAATTTTTCGGTTTTAAATTGTTGATTTAATTTACGACAAAGATTTCTTGCATGACCGGGATTACTGAAACTCGTCTTTTTGTATTTAGGAACGCTTTCAGCGTCAAGATAGTGTTGGCTTTTTAAATTAATAGGTTGCCCGTCATAAAACACTGCCCATATTCCAGCAGCCTCTACGATCTGATCATTTTTGTAAGTAGTTTTATCTACTATTTCTAGTATTACTTTAGGTTGAGTTCTTCCCATTAAGTTACCATTTTCCGCCCTTTAATTCTATCTGAACTACCTCATTTGTTTGTTGTGTATTGTTCGCATCACGCTGGTCAAGCAAAAGTTTAGTTATTTCATCACGCAGTGCGCGGGCATCAGATATAGGTAGGACAACATCCCTTCCTTGTTTACCTTCCATACTAGCAATTTTATCTACAAAACGTTTAATATGGATCATAGTGTATTTATCGCATTTTCTGCTTCGGTTTTGGTCATATATGGTCCATAACATTCATACCTTTGTACAAAAATATACTTAGGACAAAGAACAGGGACAAATTCTATCCCTTGTTTTAGTGCATACCAACCCGCAGCATAGTAACACTTGCTTTTGGTTGTTTTTGTAAAAAGATGAATTTTCCTTTTAACGTCTAAGACAGAATTGAAAACCTTTCCTGTAGTTGGAAAATGTTCATAAGGATTAGGATTCTTCTTATCAACTTTTTTAAATTTTACGAACTCAATCTGTTCTTTGTTTGATATCGTTTTGGTACTCGGATATTCTTTTTTTGTATTTCCTAACTTCACTTGAAATCCAGATCCGTTCGCAACAACATTGCCCACTTTTTTCTTACCGTCAGTGACAATCCAAAATTGATCTTTGACAACTGGTTTAGCTATTAAATTCAAATTTAAACTCCATGTAAAATTTTGTTTCTAAAATCATCTGTAAACTTACCATCAATTCTTATTGAATATGCAGGTTGCATAATTGGTTCGCCCCCATGAGGATCTTGATCATTCCAATAAGCTATTCTACTGTTTATATAAATTTTTTCAAGTGTTTTGGGATTTCTCACATAAAAGGGTTTTAATAAATTTGGTCGTATATGAATAAATTCACTCAATATTGATGTATCATTCGGATTAACTGGAGGATGTCTATGCTCAAAAGAAATTCCCCCTGCTTCCATAGTCATTATAAATGCATCTGTAATTGTTTCAAAAACATTTATTTTTTTAATCCATTTATTAAAAGAAGGGAAATAATCTTCAAACAAATGTTTATGATAGGTAGTGTACAGATCATAACCACCAAACGCAAATTTTAAAAAAGTAGCTAATTCATCTTTTGTTAAATCTTTAGTAGCAATTTTTAATTCATGATTGTTTGGTAAACTTTTAAATTCTTCATAAGCTATAATTAATGGTTTATAATTACCGCTAATATCTAGCCAATTATGATCAATATCTAAATTACCTATTTGAGCTAGATTTTTTGCTAGTGCAAATCCTTTAAAAAATTCAGGTTGTATTTCATCAAATTCTGTTAGGTCTATAACATTTGTTAAATTTATAAACGGTTGACCTTTTATACCTTTTATCGCCATATTTTTTCTCTAAACTCATCTGTAAAAATTCCATCAATTCGTAAAACATAAGTTGAATTATATGCAGCTTCGCCCCCATGAAAGTCTTGATCATTAAAATAACAAACACGTGTATCTATATAAAATTTTTCTTGTGTTTCTTGATCCTTAATATAGAATGGTCTATTCATATCTGACCTAATATGTATAAACTCATTTATACCATTCTCTTTCGGGTCACAGTGTTCTATAGATATTCCTCCGCCTTCGACAATCAAAAAGTATGCTCTACCTATTGTTTTAAAAATTTTTAAATCGTTAATCCAACTTATAGTTTTTGAAAAGTATTCATTGCCATCACAATATTTTTTATTATTGGTTATTTCCCAATTATTTCCGAAGTCAAATAAAGTATAAATCTTATAAGGATTATGTGCACCTAATGCATATGTCAAGTATAATATAAGGTCATTGTCTTTAAATTCATTACCGGCTATTTTTATAGGATCGTTATCAGGTAATTTTACAAAATCATCATATAACAAATAAACTGGTTTAAGTTTATTCTCGTAATTATTTAAATTTATAAATTTTTGATCAGATGGGTCAACTGTTAATAAACCATATTGACAATTTTTTTGAGCTTTTACAAATCCACTACAAATTTCTGAATGCAAATCATCGAATTTCTCAATGTCAACATCTTTTATCAAATTAATGAAGGGTTTATTGTTAATACCTTTTATCGACATATCTTATTTTTTAAATCATCTGTGAAAACTCCGTCAATTCTTAAAGAGTAAGACGAATATAAAAGAGGGTCGCCACCGTGCCAATCTTTGTCATTAAACCAAGTAACTCTGCTATCAAAATAAAACTTATTATGTTCACTATCAGAAACAAAAAATGTTTTAGCATCTGATGATTTTTGAATTAACATAAATTCAACGATATCTTCAGAACTACTAGGATAATAAGGATCAGGTAAAGGATATCCATGATGAGAATGTTGAATACGTATGCCACCATGGTCAACCAAAAACAAAACGACTCTGCCAATATGAGAGAAAATGCCTTTATCTTTTAGAGAATGGACCCAACTTAATAACTCAGGAAAATATTTTCCACTTTCTAAAGTACCATCAACACTAGGATCATCACGCCAGTTTTCTTTGTAATCATACAGAAGAAAGAAAGAGTATGGATCATATCCTTTTAAAGCAAATTTAAGATACGTAGCTAAATCGTTAGGACTTAAATCAGATCCATTTATCTTAATTGGATCATCATCCGGTAAACCCATAAACTCATAATGTGCTGATAATAAAGATTTTAAATTTTTATCATATGCATCCATTCTTAAAAAATCTTCAGGAGCATAAAATGTACCCACATACATATGCTCTTTCGCTTCGATAAAATTTCTACAGATTGTAGGGTGCAATTTATCAAAATCAGTTAAATCCACATATTCTGATAAGTTTACAAATGGTTCGCCGTTTATTCCGTACATTGACATGCTTTCCTCACAAATTTATATTTAGTTTTCAAATTTTAGCTTATAAAAAGGTACATATTTTTCGGTATAAATTACAATGTCAAGATTAGTTGACCCTGAAAAGTCCCAATCGGACCCACGCTCACCTAAATTTCTACGGCACCATTTGATATGTTCTATTTTCTCTTGCTCCGTGTTCAATTTAATTCTATGAGTATAAGTTTGTTTTCTCATAATTCTTTTTCAAAAATTCCCCAACCTAATTTGGTTTCTGGAGTACCTTTATTGTATCTTACTAGTAGATAACCATTCTCGTCAAATCTACTTTCCCAACGTGCGTAATCTTCGTTATATAGTTTTTTACTTATATGCCACAAATAGCTGTTAGGAAATTCTGTTGGTTTCCAATGATCCATTGGATTCTTTGTTTTGCCCACACCTTCATCTTTGGTTAATAGAAATATCAAATATTCTTTTTCTAAATCATCTTTGGTTATAGGAGTAAAAGTTGCACGGTCATATAAAGTTTCGTATCTATCAACTTTTGCTGTAGCTTTAGTTCTGACCTTATTAAAGTCATACTCACGAATGATAATTTTTCTTCGCAATAATTTCATGACCACCTCAGTAAAAACCATTCTAGGTCTTGTTTATCACGAAACCAAAATCTCTTATTACTTACCTGCCAACGATCTGTCTCAGCACCAAATGTTTTTACTGCCCAATCAATCATTGCCAACCAACCTGGATAGTCACCGTAATACTGTTGACCATCAACTTCTACAGAGATATATTCTATACCTTCTTTTGAAGTATATTTTCCTTCTTCAATAATAAGCTTCAAAACATTAATGCTGCTACTACAGCATCCTCGTGTTTATAAAAATTAATTTCAAGGTAGTTTTCAGAAAAACTTGTTACATATCTATCACCAGGCAGACCAAACTTCTCTAAAAGTTCAATACATTTTTGATCCCATGCAGATATGTTATCGCCAACTTTCCAATATATTTTAATTGGATATGTCATAACCATAACAATGAAAAATGTATAAATTTTTTCTCGTCTTTGAATGTAATACTTTGGTCTATGAAATTATAAACTGCATTGTACTCTGTAGTTATCCAATTGCTAAAAGTGTTACATGGAATAAAATCATTATCAGCCCAATGTACATTGTCGTAATAATATTCTCGTAAATTATTGCAGATTTTAGGGTCCGTAATTTTCATAGATACTTAAGTTCAAACATGATTGCCTCTGTTTCATGTGAAAAGTAAAGTGTTAACATGTAAGATATTTCCTGTGATGCATAATTACAACTTTCAGGAGATTCGTCGTAGCAAAATTTTGCTCCAATTATTGATTTGGAATTTTTAACTGCTTCGTCAAATATTGTATCTATATCATCCAATGGACGTATGTGACGAATATGTACAGGATACATTATACTAATCTATCAATATGATTATATCCAAAAAGATAAGAATTAAGTCTGCCAGTAGCGTCATAAACTGTTACAGTATAACTTTCTACTTTTCTTGTGCTATTTCCTTCTGGATAACTTGTTTCAGTAATTACAGTATGACTAATTTTTGTACCATCAATAGCAGGTACTGCTTGTATTTTAAAAACATCTTGGTAAGAGCTTATTGGAAATGGGAAAGGAGTTTCAATCATTTTGTGTACCTTTTTATATGATGCCAAAGTTTTTTCTCAACTTTTGTTCCAGGATCACCCCCTATATTTAATCGAAGGTCTGGTGGAATACCCTTAACATGTCTTTCAACAAATTCTGCGATTTTGCTACTTGTAGTGACAATAAGACACTTCCCAGCTTCGTTGCACACGACATATTGTATAATCCCATCAAATTCACGAACAATTAGCATCAAACATAAGTACTCCTTTGAGTATTTATGTTATGGTAGTAAAGCACCTTGGTATGGTGTATTTAACCATTTTGCGTATGTCTCTGCTTGTTCACTAATTTTAGTAAGTTCATACTTGCCACAAAACTTTAGGAATTGTGCTCCTACCATTGGTGTTGTAGTAGTGCGGATACTATTACGAATAGCCTCGTCAACTTTATCTTTAATTTCTTGTGGTTGCGCATTAAGATCAATCAATGTACGATTGCGTTCGTAGTCATCTTTCACACGATGTTCAACACCTTCATGATCAGTCCAGCGTTGGAGCATCAGATTGTTCCACGCATATCCTTGTTTAGTACGATCTTCGTATGCCTCAACCAAACCAACTTTGTTTTTACTACCTTTAGTACGAACACCTGGATATGCGCTAAACACATTGTCACTGGCATCACCACGCATACATTTTTCAAATAGAATGAATTGAGGATCACCTAATAGTTTAGGTTCCTTAGTTTTCTTGTCTACAACTTGACGCCCCTTATCGTCAAAGAATCCTTCGGGGGTGATGAGTTGATTGGCAACACCATTGTATTGGTGGACACGATCAGATATAAGCTGGTAATAATCAGTGTCGCTACTAATAATATATATTTGGTCATTTGGATGTAGTGAAATAAAACGTGCGATAATATCATCAGCCTCAGCATTTTCATGCCTGATTACTGATACATTTGTTTTTTCTTTAAGGTAAGTAGTGAACTTTTCATAGGTGTCCCAAAAAAGTTCGTTCTCCTCAGCCTCAGCCTCAGTCATTGCCTGATTGGCAACAGCACGATTAGCCTTGTATGGTTTGTAGAAGTCCTTACGGAAGCTGCGTCCTTCCAGTGCGAACACTGTGTGATCAATACCAAACTTACGTGCGATTTGATTCACGCTTGCTAGTGATAAGTGTAGTGCCATCCCAATCTTGCCCCAAGCATCTGTATTTCGGCTAGCGATATGACGGGCACGAAAGAAAGTATTGGCAGTGTCTATGAGTGCATATTTTTTCATAGTATATATTATATTACCAATTTAATTTAAAAGCAAGTGCTTTTGGGGCAACTACGCCTTTCTTTTTTGCTACTTTTTTCAAAGCCGCATGAAGTTCAGGGTATCTATTATTGTAATCTTGATTATGCATAGTAATCAAAGAGTGTACATTAGGGCAAATAGTAATAAGATTTTTTGGATCATTGTTAAAATGATTACCATCTTTATGATGTACTTGTAAACACATTTTCCACAGAATATTCATTTCTGTTTCAGTAATTTTATCGGTTACTAATACTTTAAAAGCTTTCCACGCATTATACCAGCATTCAGTATATCCAAAAGCCCTTACTTCACAGCATTCACAATAATCTTTTTTGTATTGTTTATATATGTTATTCTCAACACTTGTTGAGGTAACCAAACGCAAACAATCTTTTAGATCAGGAGCTTTACCGTTATTAAAAGCCAAATTCAGAATAAATTTACGACCTTCAAATTCTCTAAAAGTATCTGATTCCAAAAACTGTTTGACATCAATGTTAAGAAGTTTACTGTCTACTGGAACATGCACTACTGAAGTGCTATGCAAAATATAATATTCTGCGATTAATCTTTTTTGATCGTCAGAAATATTGTAATCTCTAATAGTTTCTCCGGCAGTATGGTGATTCAGAAAACCAAATTTCATACGTGCAGCACGGCCACCGGTTTGTGAATAGTTATTGTGGATAGTGCTTTTTGGTTCACGTCCGATGATAATATTATTTAATTTAACAAAGTCAACGCCTGCGTATCCACTATCCACTACTACCAGTACTACCGGCTTATGATTATGACGTTCACCCAATATTACTGCAGTGGCTAAATCATCAATTTTTTTACCATCAAATTCCTTACCATATTCTGAAGTAGAAATAGACAACGTAAAATTATATTGTTTGCAAAGTTTGCGAATCTGCTCAATATGGTCTGCAAAATCAACACCATTTTTAGCTCCAACACGACCCAAACGTAGCATACATGCAGGATACATAGGAACAAAATTATCTTTCACAATGTTCCAAGTCTTACCAGTAACGTTTTTAATAACGTCACCAACCTTATCGCATTGCTCTTTAAAATATTTTAGACCCTCATATACTGTATCTTCGTTATCAATGTAGGGAATAACATCATAAAAGGGAGTGGTGAGTACATCTCTTGGCATGGGATCCAAATAAATGTTATTTGCAGCACCAAGAGGTGTATCTTCTTTTTGACTATTTGTGGGTGTAGCAGTCAAAAATAATACAGCAGAATTTAGTGAAGAAAGTGCATCAAGAGTTTTAGCTACGAAATTTTTATTCCATTGACCTTTATCTGCTTTGGTATCTTCCCAAGAAACAGTACCAAACATGATATGTGCCTCGTCTACAATCATGAGGTCAAACATCCCGTTCGTAGTGATAAGATCATAATTTCTCAGAAACCATTGTGCAGTCATGCATATTACAACCACATCACCGTCAAGATTTTCTACTTCATCAGTGCGCTGGGCATTTTTCTTGATTTCATTAAGTTTATCAGTATGATAAACTTTAACCGTAGCACCGTGAACAATTTTATTGTTTAATGATTTTTTAGCTTTGTCATAGGCACCCTTTACAACTTCATCACGTGGACAAATAAATCCAATCACTCGTTTACCTTGAGGATAGAATTCTTTGATGAAATCTGGAATAGTACGCTTAATAGTGACTGTAGTTTTGCCTGAACCAGTAAATGCGTTCAACACCATTTTTCTGGTATCAGTACCATTATAAAATTTTTGTAGCTGATTAAGTACCTGAGAAACCAAAAATGTATCTTGATTCACAGAAAGTGCAATATCCATTACATATGGGTCATAGGTAGTTTTGCCAAGCATGATTTTTTCTCCGATGAGAAAGATTAAATTGAGCTAGCAGTATATCAAAAAATAGATTTATTGTCAACCGCAAAAAAGTTGCTATTTTAGTAACATAAAGTTACTATTGTAGCAACTTTAAACACCTTGACGTATTACGTCTTGAAAACTGCATTGATATTTGTCCCAAAGAGGTCCAATTGGAGTCGAGTTTGCTCTAAGTGTAATTTTTGCAGGACTTTTCCAAGTAGAATATTCTTCATATGGAATAAGCATAAAATATACTTTATGAGAATGTTGGCCCCATGCACATAAACAAACTCGCAAAGTGCCGGTTTTATTTTCAACACCTCCAATAGTTGCTTGAACTGTTCCATCTGCAGAATATCTTGCTCCACCCGCAAATTTGCCTTCAGTAAAATCTAAAAAATCTGAACCTATTTGATTTCTTTTTGCATGTCTTTTAGTAAAGAGCATGTGCTTTTCTAAAACCTTTTCCCAAAAG